TTAGCATACTCAATACCAGCATGACCATAGTTATCATATAAACGATTAAATATAACGTCGGCTTCCTCCTTACTAATGTTGCTAGTTAAATCAATCTTGTACTCCAGCAAGCGCATAAACTCGCCATCGGGAGTAGACTTTAAAGAGGACAGCTTGTCATAGAAAGATGCATTAGAACTACACAATAGTATTGTTGACCATTTTGTTTGGTTAATCCGCTCGGCGTTCTCGTGCTGTTTCATACGGTTCTTACCCCGCCCTTGCGATGCACAATAAGCTAGATCTGAAAAAGCATCACCGCTTAACTTAGTTACTTCGTCTACAGTAACTGGTAAGTTATTCATTACACCGAGCCTGTGCACAATAGAGTTCATAGTATCTTTCCATTGCAGCATTAGTTCTTCTGGGTGACCCCATACACTGTTACACATCTTTAAAATAGTTGATTTGCCAGTGCCTGATGTGTTATTAATTAGATTAATAATGGCACCTCTATGGTTTAAATGCTTTAGAAGTGGTGCCCCAAAAGCAGTAAAGAAACCAAACGCATGTGGTTCAAATCCCGGCTGATCATAAATTTTAACGGTCTTCTTCCAAACATCGTAGTCACCAGTAGGCTTTAAAAAATCAGCTAGTGAACCAGTAGTTGTAGATGGGGGGCTATATGCAACTTTATCCGCAGATATTTCCTGTTCCCCAACAATAAATTTAGTATCTTTATCGGCCCAACCGAATTGGCTTCTCATAATTTCTAGCTCCATTTTATGTTGTAAATTTTTAGCAGAAGCAATCATGTAAGACATAACTGAATCCATTTGTTTTTTGTTACCTAGTACGCCATGAAAGCCTAACTTATCTTTTAACTTGTCAATAGTCATTACATCCATAGCAGGCATTGCAAATTCTTTCATTCCATCTCGGGGCAAATGTAACCTTATCCAAACNGATTCCCCTTTGTTAGGATCATATAAGCGCTTAACAATATAAAGGTCATGCTCATAAATATTTACAGCATCTGAACCNCCATCTTCATCTTTTATTTCAATGTAGACGCCACCAGTTTTGCCTCTAAAATACGGATACGGGTACGCCGGTATGTCGAAAGTTTCTTCATTACCTTCCTCTGTCGTTTCAACAATAACTGCATCTTCAGAAACCGCAATTTCGGATCCGAGTTGTATCGGAGAAGATATCTTGCCCTTGTACTGGCACGCANNACATCCTTGAGGATTGAGCTTCTCGAACGTTTGACAGGTATAGGGGCCCTTAGTTTGATGCGCTTTCTTTTCTGTANACGTCGGATCGTAGTCCGGATGCTGGTCCGAAATCCTATGGATTGCATCATCTGCATCTACGCAGTGCACAGCTATTGATAAACCTGCTCTCCATAATGGCTCCTCTATAGTATCTTGATTAACGGCAATGTTCTCTAGCTGAGCACACCCTTTACCATTAAGCGTTTTTATCATAATGGTTTGAAACCGGCTTTGCTTATTACCTAACAAAGATAATGCCGACTCACTATACTGTCGGGGTAACCAACTAGGNGCNATTANAACACCAATAGTTTGCTTAATAAATTCATAGTCAAGCTCTGGCTGTATAGCTAGTATGCTCACTTCTAGTGGCGGGTCTTGCTTAAAGTTAAACGTTTCTGGCACACGTAATATAGAAGCGTTGTCGGCAGTGCGAGACGGGTCTGCATAAAACCCATGCTCATCACATAAAGATTTAAGTCGCTCGGCTACGGGCTTCCATTCAGCACGAGTAACTGTACTCGTTAGCCTCCAATAAGCGTGTATGCCCCGCCCACTATTAACAACAGTAGGCAAACGTAAACAAATTTGTTTACAAAATGTTTTAAGGGCAGCTAGTCCCTCTTCTTGTGTAGCGTAAGGTTTTCCTTCTCCGCAATCAATATCAATCCAAAAAGCTTTAATTAAATCGCCATTAGGTTGGATGCGCCCTTCTTTAGGGTCTTTGTACTTAGCACAAGCAAAATAAACATCAAACTTATTATGTAATANCTCATNAATTTTTGTAGTTACATCAGCTAAAGTTTGGTGAAAGGTTTGAGCTGGTTTTCCTCCGTCTTGCTGTAAACCGACTATGCAATACCATCCCTCTCCTTCGGGGGGCAGCACTGCTGTCAGTAAGTCTATCGTCGCCATATAACCTCATAACCGAAAAAGAAGGGGTAGCGAGGGGCTCGGCAGGTCCCCGATTCGCTCCGTCGAACTAGCTACCCCGTGGGTGTTAAGCCTTTAAAAGCTTTTCTATTTGTTCAGCATTATTCTTGTGCGGTCTAGCTGCACCTGTAAACCATTGGTAGATAGTCATACGAGACACACCAAACTTATCCGCTACCATAGCGACTGGTATATCTCTGGCTATGCACCACTTACCAAGGCGAACTCCAATATGCTTAGAGTCAGCGCCTCGGTTAGCTTGCACAAGTCTATAGCTATAGCCTCTTAAATTCATTCGGCTTCATCAGTAGACCAGCCGCTCATCACAGCTTTTAGGTCACGCTTAGCTACGGGTTCTGCTTTCTTTTCCTCACGCTTTTTAGGCTCAGGAATAACTTCAGCAGGTTCGCTACTAGTTTCTACTTTAGCTACCGGTGCAGCTAGCTTAGGAGAAGTAGTTTGCGCTACCGTCATGGTAATCAGGCTTTTAGCTAACGGGCTATCACCCATTTTCTTAGCTTGTTCCCATTCGTCTTTTTCTAAAAAACGCACAGGGCGGAAGAATAACTTACCAACTGTTGAGTCTTCATCAAATCGCATTTCAGTAACCAAAGTATTTAAGTTATAGCCTTGTGAGCCAACATACTTAGCGTACTGGTTGAAAGGCATGTGATCTAAATCGCCTGGGCTCTTCATATCATAAAAAATTGATTTTGATTGCAAGGTCATTTGATAGACATCACCGCCTAAGTCAGAAGCTAAAGCTACTGCAACCCGACGATTTTTACGGCAGGCTTTAGTTTTGCCTTGGCCTGAGCCTTCAATGTCTTGTGAACAACCCATACATGTAGCGTTCTGTGGGTCTCTAGCTGATGGGTCGGGTCTTTCACCATCGTTAGACCAACAATCAGGGGCCGCACCAGTATTATCTTTAGGGTCATATGCCTTCAAATAAAACGTACGAGAAATATGCTTAGAGGCATTAATAATAACAACTTCTAATTTGCCATTATTGGTCTTAGAAATCTCGGTGCCGTTTACTTTAAGCACAAACTTATTGTTGCCAAGCGTAATGCGCTTGATCTGGTTTTCTCCACCCGATAGGGATTTTGTTATTTCATCAAGCTCGACCTCTTTGAGGTAATCGGGTAATTGATTGTTAAACAAGGCGACGTTACTCATTTGCTTCTCCTTACGATAATTGCGTATGTGCTATCCACGTTTAGACCGGCGGGATGCAATTCCGGATTCTCCTCCAAAAACTGACGCATATTGGTTTGGTGAATTCTTCGTTCTAATAATTCAGGTGCAGCATTCTCGAATAAAAACTCGTAGAATTTTTCCCAATCATTAGTCCAGTATTTATTTTTAACGCTACGCATAGCGGTACCAAACTGAGTTTTAATACTGTCGGCGCCNGTTTGTTTGCACACCTCAAGTATCTGCTGTGAGATTAAATCTAACTGCTCAGCAAAATCAGCTTCTTTGGCTTCTAGTTCTTTGCGCACTTCGTCACGTGCATCACGTATTTTAATGTAGACTTCGACGAGCTTATCTACGGGGGTATTTTCCATCTTCGTTTTCCTTTAGTTATATTCGGGTCTATGCCCGATGTTTAATACTACAACNACAACTTTACTTTGTCAACTACTTTCTTTTACTTCTTTATTATATAAATCAATTATTTTTTCATGTACATCTAGCTTATTTTGCAACATGTTATACAGTCTTGTCTCTACGGGACTACCCTTAATATGNACAATNGTCATGGGGTTTTTTTGCCCTTGCCTATCTATACGTGCATTAGCTTGCAAATAGGTTTCTATGGACGTTACTGGAGCGTACCAGATAATTACATTAGCGGCAGTTAGTGTTACTCCGTGGGCGGCAGCTTGTGGTTGTATGATAAGAACCCTAGGGTCTGGTTCTTCTTGGAAACGTTTAAAAATTTCAGTGCGCTTATTTACAGTAACTGCCCCATTTATAACTTCACAAGTAATATGTGCTTTCTTTAAATGCTCCTTAAGTAGTTCTATTGTGTGAGTAAATGGCACGAATACAAGCACCTTATGGCTTGCTTCCTCAATTACTTCTTCAATTACCTTAAGACGATTACTAACATCAAACTCAACAACACTACCGGTATCAGAATACACAGCCCCACCAGAAATTTGAAGCAGTTTATTAAGGTTAACAGCAGCATTGACAGTCGAGACTTCTTCTCCATCTGCCACCATAAGCATTTCTTTTTTGAGGAGCTTGTAGTACTTCTCCTGTTGCGCAGTAAGGGGGGCGTCCCGAAATACATGAGTAACCTCCGGTAGGTCTAGGCAATCTTTCTTTATAAAACGGATTGCGGGTTGAAGAGCATTAAATACTGTCTTATCAGAATCGGGTTTTGGTAACCATTTAAACTTACTAATGTTAACCATGGTTTGATCACGAAAACTACCAAANAATCTAGGCACATTATCTGGTACGCACATCTTAGCTAAACCAAAAGCATCTGTGGGGGTCTGCGCAGCNGGGGTACCNGTCATCATCCATAGCCACGTACGAGGGGTTAAGATGCGGTTTAAAGTTTTCCAACGCTCAGTAGTTACCGTTTTGTAAGCATTAGCTTCATCAATAATAATCAAGTCAAAGTTTTGTTTTGCAATGTCGTCGGCAACAATACTAACGCCATCGTAATTAATAATTACAAACTCGGTGTCACCTTCAATAATCGCTTTTCTTTTTGTTCTATCACCATAAGCTATGCCTACTCTGCGGTGCATTGCAAATTTAAATAGATCAGCCTGCCATGCCGACTGCATAATAGAAAGAGGGCAAATAATTAAAACTCGCAACACCTTCTTTTGTTCTAACAAATAATCTGCCGCCCATATTGCTGAAGCAGTCTTACCTGTGCCTTGCTCATTAAAACAAAATGCACGGCGGTTTAATGTAAGAAAATTTGATGTTTCTTTCTGGTGCGCCATAGGTTTAAATAACCCAGGCCATTTATAGTCCCTTTGAATAGGTGAAGGAACTTTTTTAATGCGTAATTGATTTAGCGCTTGTGCTTCTTCTAGCCCCCAATGCACAGCTACCCTATGTAAGTTACCGTCGCTATCAATAACTTTGCTTCTAGGGATACATTCAGTAACTAGGTTTGGCCTACTAGTGGTAATAAGTATTGCTTTATTATCAAGTATTTCCATTTTTAGGTTTATTTTTCTTTACAGTATGGTCTGAGTTTCGGCTAAACGATCTATTCGCACTTGCGGCTTCTACTCTTAAATTTGATTTAACCGTTTTGCCGCCTTTGGATAACGGCGTTTTGTGGTCAACATCTTTCCCGTCTCCTTTGTGAGCCAACCCAGCATCAACCATAAGCCTTCTCGCTTTATTGCGTTCTGCTCGTTTCTTTTTAACGGCTGGGGTACCATCGTATTGTTCATATTCCTTCTTGTAGGGGCGGGGTTTGTTCACGTAAGGCATATTTGTCTTCCTCTTTACGATAAAAATAGACGCTTCCATCGCCTAATACCACGTATTTTGGCAAGTTTTCTGGGTCTGTTTGGGTTAGTTCTTTAAGGATTTTATCAGTTTTATCGTCTATATCTACCCAACCAGCAAAAGGAATTGGCTCACTCACTTTGTTCTCCTTTGTATCTCACGCTCAAGGTACCAGCGGGCTTTACGTAAATCTTCAATTGCCTCGTTTTTAAGGTCTGCTCGCCATATATACTTAATAGCATTCCCTAAGTTAAACCCCATGTGCTCAGTAATGTGGATGCACTCCACCCCCGATGGGTGGCTTGTATAGTGCTTTGGATGATTAACTTTATCCTCGTTCATGCTGACCTCGGTAATGTTCCACTAAAACTATAGGTTCCTGTATGACTAAAGTTAGCCCAAGGCGCACACCATACGGTGAATCCGGCTTGCCTTGCTATTTTGCAGAAGTGGTAATCCTCAGACAATAGGCGGTTAGACTCCTCATCAATACTAGTAGCAAAGAACTCCTTAATTATCTTAACCTTACGTACTACATCGACTGCGTGGTACATATCATTAGTGTAGCTTGGAACTTTATCATTTAATGCCTCAAATACTTTACGCTTAATTAACATAAAACCAGTTCCGCCATTAGCAATTTCAATAGGTTCGTTAACATTGCCCGTCTTACTATTTTCACCATGTGCTAGGTTAAGAACAAATGCTCCAGTATGAAGGTGTAATTGGTCAGGCGGTACCCCCGCTTTAACGGCTTCAGTTACTTGTACCCAGTTAATTTCTTTCTTGGGGTAAAGTCCACAGATGATGTCTTTGTCTGCCGCAACCATACGAGGAATATCGTTGGGGTTAAAAGCTATGTCGGCATCAATAAACATTAAATGGGTAGCTTCTGACTCCATAAAATCATAAGCCATCGAATTTCTAGCACGGGTAATTAAGGACTCATTCATCATAAAGGAGTAATACATCTGAATATTATTCTGTCCGCATACGCCTACTGTCTGCATAATTGCTGATGAATACATGCCCGTACACATCCCACCATACATCGGTGTAGCTACAAATAACTTAGTTTGTTGTGCTGGTTTTTGTACTTGTATCGTTGGTGCTACTTTGTTCTTCTTAAAACTCATTTCATTCTCCAAGGTAAGATTTTATATGCTTGCTTCATTAGTTTGTTGCCTTCTCTAAACATCTCAAGTAATCTTTCGGGCGCTCGGTAATTAACCGTAGCCTCTCCTGTGCATCCGAAGGCAGGCAGATTTGTGCTGGCAGCTTTATAGAAGGGACGGTCTGCGCCCCATTGTCCATAAAAACTGTGCGCCACAGTAACCAAATATTCCCGCCGAAAGCAATAACAATTAGTATCAACAAAATTGAGAGTGCTATCGTAAAACGTCGGATAGCGACCAAGTGATTCGCAATCATCGTCGCAAACATACTGTCCTGATTCATCGTTTATTCTCCTCAAGCTATACGCCCACATTAGGTCTTTACTTTTAATTTTATTAATCATGGTTTCGACATGATTAGGCTCAAACCAATTATCTTCATCTAAAAATAAGATGTAATCCGCATTTACCAGTAGTGGCATAGCTGCATAGACTCGGTGGCCATACCAGTTATTGGCTCCTACGTTCTCAGGCAGTTTTAAAAAGGAACACCCATCTGGGTGATCCATATACACCCCATCAGATACAACCAAATGCTCTGTTTCTATTGTTTGCTTTTTAACGCTTTCAATGGCTTTATCCAGCGTATCTTTCCCAGTAGTCGGGGTGATTACCATTACCCGCATGTTCTTATCCATTGGTCACCTGTTTTTTGCATTACACAGCCGTCTATCATTTGGTTCTGCTTATATGGTTCTACAGTTACCTTTTGGCAGTTATTGCTACGCATACTAAACGCTAGAACCAAAGCAATAAAGAGTATGCCAATACCGATGTTCTTAAGCATTGGATATCTCACGTTCTTTAATCATGGCATCTGCCAACTCGTAAGCACGTTTAGCGGCAATTTCATCCCACTTTTTCTCAGTTAAATCAAACTTCCAGTCAGCCGAAATAATCCCAGCCATAATTGCTTTAGCAAACTCATCTCTCAGTTCCATACCATTCCTTTGGTAGTTTTAATTCGGGTTTATCGGTTACATTTGGTGCGTCTAAAGGGTGAGGTAAGTCTTCTACAAACCCCAGTGCCTCACTTCTATCCTTACGCAACAAAGTTAATTCAAATACTTGTGGCAAAAGAACGCCATCAACTGTTACATTCCCACAGTTATTATTAGGGTGGTTGTGTACTACATAAAATTCTTGTGTTAACTTGGCAAAAAATGTTGATACTGTGTTCCAAGCAATAGGGCTAAACCACACCTCAATATCGTGTATTTCTATACAAATAATTCTAAAACGACGTAGTATTTCAACTGGTGTACTTACAATGGTTGTGTACTCGCCACCTTCTATGTCCATTTGCAATATATAGTCGCCCATAATGGCTAGTTGCTTATTCATCCATGCGGTTAACGTCATATTATTTTCATCGTCGTACCCATCTAAATATTTCTTGGTAAACGATAACGGAGTAAAGCCTTTGGGTGCGCCATCAACCGAACCATCAGCAAGGTGTGAACCAATACCACGCTTACAAAGATCTATTTCAAATGATGCTGTATCAGCAACTCCGGGTGAGAAGCAAGCGGTTATACCCTCTAAGTCATTAGGTATTAAATATCCACCANCATTAGCTCCACCTACCCGTATAAGTTCAAACTTAGTTTTTACTGGGCGTAGCGCTTTAATTAATTCTTTTACTTGCTCAATCATATTTTTCTCACGTTATCGCATGACTTGCATATACTGCATTTATTAAACTCAGGCTTCTCGTTCATAGCAATCAGATCAAGTAAAGGTTTACTCGTAAATATCTCGTCATAGGTTTGTTCTAGTAAGTTCCCTATAACGTGCTTTAAGTTGTAGTCCATACAGCACAGCACTACATCACCGTTGGGTAGTAAAACATTGCGGTCATAGAACGGCGTAGAGGCACAAGTTAAAGCGAACTGATGGCGAGGAGTAACACTTAACGCTTGATCACCTACCTGCTCTACATTTAAACTATCCGCCCGTGTATGCCCTTTCCAGCCAGCTAAGTCGCCAATCATATCTTGAAGATCAGCATGAACCTTACCAGAACCATCCATAGTCATAGCACCAAAACCACAAGGTAGATCAAGCTGAGTCATTATCTTTAGCGACTCTACCCATTCCTCTGAATATTTCCACCCCTTCATGTTGCCATTGGAGTCGGGCAAGTGAAACATAATTACCTCGACTTGTTTCGGGTGGTCTTCTAATACTTTTTTAACTCTATGTGCATCTTCGTTTGTCATGCCATACAGGGTCGTATAGATTGCTATGTTAAAGCCCATGTATAAAACTTCTTCCAGCATATCGGTACACTTAGGGTTAGCCCAAGGCTCTGACATACCTGAAAAATCTATGCGAGTGTTGCGTGGTAACTTTGTTAGAACATGGGTTAAATCAACTTGTTGTAGATACTTAGTCTTATCGCCATAGTTATCCCGTAAATTCTCTTGTGGGCAAAAGCTACACATAAGCGGACACCCTATCATCGTAGTTAATTCCATTACGGGCGAATGTGGGTGATGTATGCCATACTTAGATTTCATTATTTCAATACTTTCTTTTTAACTTTTAAACCTTCCCGCAAATCCGTGGTATGTAGCTTCTTAATTTTTTTCTTTATTTCACCAGCTTTCTTAGCAATCTTGGCAGCTATCTTGCGGTTAACAAACTGGTCTTTCTCAGTTACAAACCCTTCTTTGACTTTCTTTTTCTTAAGATTTGCCTTAGCTTCTACTTCAGTGTGTGACCATGCAACAGAAGGTGCTTCAATAATTTCTCCTGTTTTNTTGTTCTTTAGTGCGGGTACTTTAATCTTTGTCATACAATGCTCCTTACAAATTGAATTGCGTCATCAAGGCTTGGTGCTTCTTTAAGCAACGGTTGTTCATACGTTTCTTTGTACCATTCAATATCTTTATCAACATCAATTACGTGTTGCACAAAGCTATTCATGTTGCGCCCGTTTTGATAATTTAAAAAAGCCCCACTATTAAAATCGTCATCCACAGATACATCACCACTATAAATTGGTACAGTAAGTCCAGCATAAGCATCAATTAACTTCTCGGTTACATAGCCACCATAGATTGAATTCTCGGGGCATAAGCAGAACTTGTACTCAGGCAATATATCAAACTTAGATTTGCGTAGTGAGTTACCAAACATCAGCCCGTAGCCATCGATCTGCTTATACTGTGATATAGAGCTAAACAAATTAACTCGTAGCCCTTCGGGGTTCCCAGCAATCATGGCGCAGAACTTAGTCTTATAGCTCAAATCAAGAGTGCGCCCACTAGTTAGGGAATCAATGGATATAAGGTCTTCGTATCCATGATTGTGGGAATTTTGTTTGCGGGGCTTTTGTTTAAAACCATCCCATGCAAGTCGGCTCCACCATAAAGGCAGACGGAAATTACGCCCATCATAGTCATCATGGTCAAATGAAAGAGAATGATCATAATTAATAAAATTAGGGCGTACATTTTCACCAATGTACATAATCGTTTTCTTCGGGTCTGTTTGTGTATGACCAAAGACTGAACTAATAACTACGTCGGCTTCGTGTGGACTAAGCACATACTCTATGCCATCAAAAGCGGTGCGAAAAAAGAAGTCAAAGAAGTCCCCGTCGAACGCACCGTCCCAGAAGTTAACTACACATACCTTTTTCACTATCTACCCCAAAACATAATGAGCAAAGCACAGATCGTAAGGCTAGCAAAAATAATACCAGCCCAAATCATCCACATTTCCATCATTGTTCCCCTAGTAACAGTTCACTACGCCTTGGCATATCGTGCAGTTCACGGGTTTGCCATTGACCATAATGGTATAAAGTTCACAAGCATAAGCATTTAATGCTACGGCTACAAGTCCTACAATAACTAGCTTCTTCATTTACTTCTCCTTTTTGATTTAACTGCTGCAATCCCTGTCTCGGGTTCTTTTTTACGGGCTTCTAGCATTGCGTCTGCTATTTCCCACACTTCTTTAGCTTCCCACACACTACTCCTGCTTAACAAACCCAACATAGCAAACATTGCAAAGCAGTCTCTTAAGTCGTTATCGTTCATCTGTAATTCCCTTTTCCGTTATGCTCGCAATCTTTAACAGGGCAAAACTTCTTACAAGTAAAGTTAGGTACAGCGTTCCACACCCCTGTTTCATGGGCTATCCCGAGGCGGTCGGTCTGTTTAATCCAGTTGAGCCATCGCTCAGGCGCATCATACTTTACGTAGTTAGCCTTAACAAAATCCTCGCATACTAAGAACGCCAAGCCAGCTTTAACTCGTTCTACTTGGGGGAAGTGCTTAAATACTGCAAGTGCCATTAACTCTAGTTGTTTAGTGTCGGCGTACTTGCTATTTTTACCCGTTTTGTAATCCACAATATGTGCAAGATCGTCTTGAACAATAAGCAAGTCGGCGATGCCTCGATACCAAACGTTCTTATCAAAAAACTGGCAAGGTTCTAATTCTTCAGTTAAGCCCATTCTGTATTCACAATGCTTCTGACCCGGTATCTCCTTGAGCACATCCAGTACTGGAGTAATATATGAGAACTTCTCTGGTACGGCCACACCTTTTCCGATGTAATCTTCGGCGGCTTTGTGAACCATTTCGCCGTACATGATGGCCTCTGTCTTTGGCTCAACAATATCCTTACTTATTCTAATGTGGTAATACTTTTTAGGGCATTGTTGAAACAACCCTAGCGAAGAATAAGACCAAGTAAAATCAGGCATTTTCTTCCTTTGGCGTCCAGCTTTTAACTGCACCCGTCATTAACCGCATCTCTGTTGTAGCATCTAAACAGTGCTCATAAGCCCGCTGAAAGTCACGCCTAATTAACGCATCATGTGCTGCTTTGAGGTTCCTTAACGCTTCTAAATAAAAAGACGAATATTCCACTTCAGCATTCTCCATAAGATTTTCCGACACCAAGTTCACAAGCTAAAGGCAAAGTACTAGCCCAAGAGGGTCGCCATTGCATACACTCTTGTATATAGGTTTTTGCTTCTTCAACTTCCTCTTCGGGCACTACTGCCATTACAGCATCATGCACCGTCAGTGCCACTTTATACCTTTTGGATATGTGTAGCATCTGCTCTCCAATAATACACCGAGCCAATGCTTGACACACATTTTCTACTATTTTGCCACCATAAATCTTTATTCTTCCACGTCTACTAGCGTAGGTATACTCTCCGTCGCTGTCTCTTCTGAGGTCAGGATAGTTCAGATAGAGCCCGCTTGGTAATAAAAATCCATTTTCCGTGAGGGAGAGAGCTTGCGGTTGCGCCCCAACTTTACAAGTTTTTTTATCTGTGAGGGCATCCAAGGCACTACCAGCTTCTTTCCACAATTTAGGAATGAAAGGGTATCTAGATCTATAGACTTCGATGATTCTATTCGCCTCCGCATCTGGAATTTCCACCCCAAAAGTTCTGAGTTGTATCCCAAACTTCGTACTACCCATGCCATACCCCGCACCGAGGATTGTCGTCTTACCCACGAACCTTTCTCCCGAATCGATTTCTGCTTCCGCCTTTCCGTAGATAGCAGATGCCATGATTTTGTATACATCTTCTGCCCTTTCAAACGCATCGACTAAATCTATTTGCCCGCTAAGCCATGCGACAGTTCGTGCCTCAATTTGCGAAGAGTCTGCGTCAATAAGGAAGAATCCATCGGGGGCGATGATAGCATCTTTAAGTAGCGATTTGCGAGGGAGGTTTTGGAGGTTGAGTTTGTCGTCTCCGCCCCATCTGCCGGTGTGAGCGGCGTAGTAGCGAAGAGGGACAGGCATCTTTCCTCGCTTGGAGATTCCAATGAATCTTTCGGTACGGGTTTCCTCGAGGGTACTTTTTGTGCCAAGTCTAGCAGCGATAACAGCTTGGACTCTCTCGTCATGGTGATCTGCAAGGGCTTTGAACCCTTCATCTGACTTAGCGAAAGCGTAAGTTTGTTTGCCATTAGCGGGGCTCTCCTTCATGGGTGGTTCAACGCCTAATGATATTAGTAATTCCCCTAGCTTTGGGTTAGACATTAGCGTGTCTTTGTCTGCTATACAAGCCGAAAGTAATTTCTCTTTGCGGGCTTTAACTTGCATCAAATGCTGTTCAAGCAGGGGGGTATTTAAATATAGTACTGGCTCAGAAAACATCTTAATAGTTAAACTAATTAGCTTTAGTTCGTGCATACTAAATCTAGGTAAAAGGATTTGAAACAGGTCATACGTTAACTTCACGTCATTCTTACAATATTCACCGTAATTCATTAAATCAATCGGCATGAAGTCTACTCGGTGTTTACCCTTAGCATCTATTACTTCAGTCCCCTTAACTCCTAATTTATAGCGCTCAACTAACTTAGCTAATGAATTACCTGCTTCTGCCCCATCAGTAGCACGAGCCATACATAATGTATCAAACCAAGCCTTTGGTTTTATTCCAAACCGCCAGTTTAGAATTGCGGCATCAAACATTGCATTGTGGGCTAACCCGAAGCTGTTGTCCCAGTCAAAGCGCTCAAGCCAAGTTTTTATTTCCTCGTGAGTACCAGTAAAAAACTCGGGACGGTTACCATCAACCCCCACGGCGACCCCAATTTCTTGGAAACGGTCATCACGGATATACTCTTCCGTTGTTAGCTTGGTCAAGCTAAACT